AATTTAAAATTACTTTAGAATATACCGAGGATGATTACAATGAAGTTAATGAGGCATTAAAAAAACACTCTGGAAGCAAAGAACAAATTATTTTTAAACTCTTAGGATTATGATTGTTTATTTGGCAGGTGAAAATGCAGAGGCTTGGAAGAAAAGAAATTTTTTTAATTTTAACAGATTAGCCTCATTTCATTATATAAAAGACGAATCAACAATGATAAATAAATTTAATAGGTTTATTCTTGATAGTGGAGCATTTTCTTTTATAACATCATTAAAAAATAAAAAAATAAACTGGGAAAATTATGTTATTAACTACGGTAAATTTGTAAAAGAATATAATGTTAAATTATTTTTTGAATTAGATATTGACCCTATTGTAGGTTTAAAAGAAGTTGAAAGACTACGAGATTTATTAGAAAAAACAAGTGAAAGAAAATGTATTCCAGTTTGGCATAAAAGTAGAGGTCTGGATTATTGGAAGCAAATGTGCAATGATTATGATTATGTAGCAATTGGTGGTATTGTAACGCAAGAAATAAAAAGAAGTGAATATGATGTTTTCTATCCTTTATTAAAAATAGCAAAAGAAAATAATTGTAAAGTTCATGGATTAGGATTTACAAATTTAAAAGGCATGGTGAAATATAAATTCTATTCTGTTGATAGTACGTCTTGGTTAAGTGGTAATAAGTTTGGAGCAGTTTATTTGTTTGATGGCGAAACTATGCAAAAGCAAAATAAACAAATTGGACAGAGAGTAAAGACAAATAAAACCGCAATACATAATTTTACAGAATGGGTTAAATTTTCTAAATACGCAGAACAAAATTTATAAAAATGGATGCAGTTATTTTATTAAGTGGCGGGCAAGATTCAACGACTTGTCTTTATTGGGCAAAAAAACAATTTGATAAAATTTATGCCATTGGTTTTGATTATGGGCAAATGCACATAAAAGAACTTGAGCAAGCTAAAAAAATTGCTTTAGATGCTGGTATTGATTATAAAATATTTAATATAAAAGGACTTTTAGCTAAATCAAGTTTAACAGAGAAAACAAACCATAATGATAAAAGTCATATAAACTCAGATTTACCAGCATCATTTACAAGTGGTCGAAATATACTTTTTCTATCAATAGCTGCAAGTTATGCAAGTGATTTAGGCATAAATGATATTATTACTGGTGTTTGTCAGACAGATTACTCAGGATATCCTGATTGTAGAAGAACGAGTATTGACGCAATGCAAAACGTTTTATCACTTGCATACGGTAATGGAGATTTTAGAATACATACTCCATTAATGTATATAAACAAAGCTGAGACATGGAAACTTGCAAAAGATTTAGGATGTTTAAATGTTATTATAAATGATACATTGACTGATTATAACGGTAATCAAGATGTGAATGAATGGGGAATGGGAATAAATAACAACCCAGCGACTGAATTAAGAGTAAAAGGTTTTTACGAGGCAAAAAAAAATAATTGGATATGATTCAAATAGAGAAAAAATATCATTTCTACGCAGCACATAGAAATAAAAATGCAGATGAAAAATGTGGTCGTATCCACGGGCATACTTACAACGTGATTTGTTCATTTAAATTTAAAGAAATAAATAAAAAAAGTGGAGTTACCATGTTATTCTCAGATATTGACAAATTAGTTGAGCCAATTATCAAAAAATATTGTCATTGGCTATTATTGTATGAAAACGATGATTTATGTAATATTTTGTCATTAGCTAATGAACCTTACATTACTCTTCCATTTGAAACAAGTGCTGAGAATATGGCAGTATGGTTATTTACTGAAATAAAAAATAATTCTAATTTACCGATTTTTAAAATTTCATTAGCAGAAACGCTTTCATCAACAGTTACATATGAGCCTTAAAATATCAGAAATATTCTATTCACTTCAAGGTGAAGGTGCAAGGGCTGGAACGCCTACATTTTTTATAAGACTTCAAGGATGCAAAGCTGCAAGCGCTTGTTATGCTTTAGGAATAAGATGTGACACAGAATTTGAAAGTGGTAAAGAATGGAAATTAGAATCAATATTAGATTGGTTAAAAAACAAAAATATTGATTGTAAAGAAATTACATGGACTGGAGGAGAACCATTAGACCAGTTAACAGAAGAACATATAACGTATTTTAAAAATAATGGTTATTATCAAGCAGTTGAAACAAGTGGTTTACATGCATCACCAAAAGGAATTGATTTTATTTGTGTTTCTCCAAAGGTTGCAGAACACGTTATTAAAAAAAATTATCCTAATGGAGTAACTGAATTAAGGTATGTAAGACATGAAGGGCAAGAAATACCTCAACCATTAATAAAGGCTGAATATTATTGGATTTCACCTCATTCAGACGGTTTTACTATAAATAACAATAATCTAAAACATTGTGTAAATCTTTGTTTACAAAATCCAAAATGGAAATTATCAATACAACAACATAAATTATGGAATATATTGTAAGCTGGGAAGAGATAAAAAAAAGAGTATCGTTATTAGATATGTCTTTAAAATACTATGGTGTTCCTCGAGGTGGCGCTTATATATCTGCTATGTTAAATCCTGTTTTAAATCCTCAGGATGCTGATATTATTATTGACGATTTAATCGATAGCGGCAAAACAAGAATTAATTATGAAAAATACAATAAACCTTTTATAGGTTTATTTAATAAACAAACAGAAAATGAATTACAAGACAAATGGTTGGTTTTCCCTTGGGAGCAAAACGAAACACCAATCGAAGATAATTTTACAAGGATTTTACAATACTTAGGGGAAGACCCAAATCGAGACGGGTTAAAGGAAACGCCAAAAAGATATATTAAATTCCTAAAAGAATTTTTAACACCTAAGGAATTTAATTTTACAACTTTTGACGCAGAGGGAACAGATGAAATGATTATTCAAACAAACATTCCATTTTACTCTTTGTGTGAACATCACATAGCACCTTTTTTTGGAGTTGCAAATGTAGCTTATGTTCCAAATGATAAAATAGTTGGATTAAGTAAGTTGGCAAGGTGCGTTGATTTATATGCTAACAGGTTACAAAATCAAGAAAGGATTACTACCCAAATAGCAGAAAGATTACAAAGTGAATTGAATTGTAAAGGTGTTGCAGTTTCTTTAAAAGCTCAGCACCTTTGTATGTGTATGCGTGGAGTAAAGAAACATGATACATGGACAATTACAACAAAGTTACTGGGTGTTTTTAAAGATGATGACAAAGCAAGGAATGAGTTTTTGTTTTTAATTAAACAGTCATAATACAGTCATGCCAATTAAACCATCGGATAACCCAAAACCATTTGTAAAAGGACAATCAGGCAACCCCAACGGACGCCCTAAAAAACTCCCAGCCCTTGACTTGATTATGGCAAATGTAATGGGACAGGAAAAGGACGGTATAACGGCAGCCGAGGCGATTATCATGAAGCTAAGGGAACAGGCGGCAAAGGGTGACATAAAGGCGGCTCAGTTGCTCCTTGACCGTGCCTACGGGAAAAGCAAGCAAAACATTGACATAACGACGCAAGGGGAAAAGGTGACCGTTCCAACGATAATTTTTACAAAGGATGCAGATAAAGGTTAGTGAAAAGTACGAAGCGCTTTGGCAACCTCAGACACGTTATTTTCTTATAACTGGTGGACGTGGTTCGGCAAAGTCATTTACCGTGGGGCTTTGGGCTTGTAATATGCTTTTGGCAAACAAAGGCTGGAAGATTCTTTTCACGCGTTACACCCTTTCATCGGCTAATATTTCCGTTATACCTGAGTTCCGTGAAAAGATTGACTTACTTGGCGTGGGTGATGAATTTCAAATGACCAACGCGCAAATAAGCCACAAAGCAACAGGCAGCGAAATAATATTCTCAGGCATCAAGACAAGTTCTGGAAACCAGACGGCAAAATTAAAATCAATACCAGCGTTAAACGTGTTCATCGTTGATGAGGCTGAAGAATTTGTAAGCGAAAAGGACTTTGATACCATTGACGAATCAATCAGGATGCCTGACACCCCAAACATTG